GTTTGGAGTTCCAATGGGATTTGGCGGACCACACGCAGCGTTCTTTGCAATTACAGACAAGTATAAAAGAAAAATACCTGGTAGAATCGTAGGACAATCTGTAGATGCTCAAGGTAATAAAGCATTGAGACTCGCTCTACAGACTAGAGAACAGCATATACGAAGAGATAAAGCAACATCTAACATTTGTACAGCACAAGCTTTACTTGCGAATATGGCAGGATTCTATGCTGCATATCACGGAGCAGAAGGTCTTAAAAATATTGCAACTCGAATATTAATTTACAGAGAAGTTTTATTAACAGGATTATCTTGGTTAGGTATTGAAGTTGATAAAACAGAGGGATTTGATACAGTTAGATTTAAAAGTTTTCTTGCTGTTGAAGGATATAATGTTAGATATGAAGATGACCATACTATCATTACTTTAGATGAACTTACGACTCTTGACGAAATCAAAGAATTGTTAAATTCACAACAAGATTTGGTTAACAAATACGATACTATCGATCATATTGTTGAATCTGTTGGTAGATATAAGTGGAAAAACATACCAGAAAGAACTAAACCTTGGTTAAGACAAGATGTTTTCAATCGCTACCATAGTGAAACAGATATGATGAGATACATCAATGAATTAGTATCTAAAGATTTTTCATTAGTACATGGTATGATGCCACTTGGAAGTTGCACGATGAAATTAAATGCAGCATCAGAGTTGATGCCAGTAAGTTGGAATGAGTTTGCAAATATGCATCCATTTGCACCTGACCATCAAACACTTGGTTACCAAAGAATTATGTTTGATTTACAAGAATGGTTATGTGATATAACTGGGTTTGCTGAAGTATCATTACAACCAAATGCAGGTTCACAGGGAGAGTATGCAGGTCTACTAGCAATACAAGAATATCATCGCAGTAATGGTGATACAAATCGAAATGTATGTTTGATACCTACAAGTGCACACGGAACTAATCCTGCATCAGCAGTGATGGCAGGTATGAAGATAGTTCCTGTCAAGTGTGATGATGAAGGTAACATAGATTTAAAAGATTTAGAAAAGCAAGCACTTATGAACTATCTTGAGTTGTCTTGTATTATGATTACATACCCATCAACTCATGGTGTATTTGAACCAACTATCAAAGATATCTGTAGAATTGTTCATGAAAATGGTGGACAGGTTTATCTTGATGGTGCAAATTTAAATGCTCAAGTTGGATTAGCAAAACCTTGTGAGTATGGTGCAGATGTATGTCATATGAATTTACATAAGACATTCTGTATTCCTCACGGTGGTGGCGGTCCTGGTGTTGGTCCTATCGGTGTTGCAGAACATCTTGTTCCTTTTATGCATCATCGTGTATCAGCAGCAGTTCAAGGTAGTGCATCTATTCTACCTATTAGTTGGATGTATATAAGAATGATGGGTGCTGATGGATTAAGAAAAGCAAGTGAAGTATCTTTACTTACAGCAAACTGGTTAGTGCATCGTATTGAACCATTCTTCAAAGTATTATACAAAGGTAATAACGGAAGAGTCGCACACGAATGTATATTTGATGTTAGACACTTTGAAGGTATTACTGCTGAAGATGTAGCAAAGAGATTAATGGATTATGGTTTTCACGCACCGACATTATCTTGGCCAGTTACAGGAACAGTTATGGTTGAACCAACTGAAAGCGAGTCTCTATACGAACTAGAAAGATTTGGTGCAGCAATGGTAAGCATCCGTAGAGAGATTGACAAGAATAAAGATATCTTGAAAAACTCACCACATACAGCAAGGGTTGTAAGTTCGGACAAATGGGAGTATAATTATAGTCGTGAAGAGGCAGCGTATCCCGCTAATCAAACTAATAAGTTTTGGCCAGCAATATCACGAATCGACAATGTTTACGGAGATCGTAATCTTGTCTGCTCTTGTGAAAATTATTTTGATAATGAAGATGGAACTAAAAGACTGGTTGAACTCAATTAACCAAACAAAGAAAAATTTAATAGATGAAGACCCTTTAGTAGAGAAAGATTATCCACCATACATAATCAATCGTTGTTTCTCAGGTCACTTGGATGCCATTCTTTTTGCGAATGAAATGAATAGGTATAATTTCTTACCAAAGAGGATGCAATACGACTTTTATATAAATACTCTCAGAACTAAGAAGAGATTCTCTCCTTGGCTTCGTAAGGATATGGTCAAAGACCTTGATTATGTAAAACGTTATTATGGTTATAGTAACGAAAAAGCAAAACAAGCTTTGAAAATTCTGACAAAAAAACAACTCAACTTTATAAAATCTAAATTGATACTGGAGGAGCGAAATGAGTGTTGTTAAAGAACCAGAGGTCAAGTGGAATCCTGACCAGATGGTTGAAGTTACATTAAATGAACCTGACGATTTCCTTAAGGTAAGAGAAACTTTAACTAGAATAGGTGTAGCATCTAGGAAAGAAAAGAAGATATATCAATCGTGCCATATATTGCATAAACAGGGGAGGTATTTTCTTGTCCACTTTAAAGAACTTTTTGCTCTTGATGGAAAACACGCTAACCTTACTATTAATGATGTTCAGCGTCGCAACCGTATTGCTCAGCTTCTTGCTGATTGGGGATTGGTTGGTGTAGTAGATGCAATAAGAATTCAAGACATAGCACCTCTGAATCAAATTAAAGTGTTGTCATATAAAGACAAAGGAGATTGGATTTTAGAAACGAAATACAATATCGGTGCTAAGAAAAAGAAAACAGATGAAGAGGGTTGACACTCTCTTTTTTTGTGCTATACTATATTTGTTGGACGCAACATGGGAGTGACTGAATAAACTTACTGGCAACCGCTGGTTAAGGTGATGAGACACAGGTGGTGCTGCTGCTCGCAAGGGTAGAACCGATCAACCAATCGGGTCTCAGGCTGTAACGTATTTACTTCTGTAGTAATGCCCGTTACTTGTTGGTATACAGGAACCCAACCTCCCTCCTTTTTTTAGACCTAAGATGCAACTCATAGAGTGGGGCAGAGGGTCTTTTTTTTATGCGGTTTTCTACACCTTTAATTAAGGTGTTAGTGTTATAATTAGTAGTGTACGCTTCGGGTACACAATTCACACTCGCTTATTTAAGGAGAACTATGACTTACTTACAAAAGTATCACTCTGCTAATCTTCCAGAGTTAATGAAGATTATTTCTAAGAATGGAATTGGTATGGATTCATACCTAGATAGATTTTTCAATTCTTATGAAACCACAACAAACTATCCACCCTACAACCTTATTCATGTAAATAATGTTGAGTCAATACTAGAAATAGCACTTGCGGGATTTAGTAAAGATGAAATTAATGTTTATACTGAGTATGGAAAACTTATTGTTGAAGGAAAAAAGGAGAATAATAAAGAGACATCATCCGAGTATGTCTATCAAGGACTGGCTCAACGATCTTTCAACAGAACCTGGTCACTATCAGAAGATATTGAAGTCAGAGAGGTTCAATTCAAAGATGGATTACTTACCGTTAAGTTGGGTAAGATAGTACCAGAGCATCATGCAAGAAAAGATTATATGTGATATAATTAGATTAGATTATGCAATTTAATGGATTATAAAACATCTGGAGTTGATATTGAAGCAGGAAATGCTTTCGTAAATTCTATTAAAGATACCATTAAGTCTACTCATCGATCAGAGGTCGTGGGTAGATTTGGTGGTTTTAATGGAGCGATTAGAATACCAAGTAAATTTAAAAATCCTGTATTAGTATCTGGAACGGATGGTGTGGGAACTAAATTGTCTCTCGCACATATATGGGATATTCATGAAAATGTTGGGAGAGATTTGGTTGCAATGTGCGTGAATGATGTTATCACTAGTGGAGCAGAACCATTATATTTTTTAGATTATATTGCAACTGGTAAATTAGAACAAAAAAAACTATCACAAGTTGTTGATGGAATATCAAAAGCTTGTATCGAAGCAGGATGTTCCCTTCTTGGTGGAGAGACAGCAGAAATGAATATAATGTATTCTGATATGGAATATGATCTTGCAGGATTTTGTACAGGTGTTGTTGAAGAAGAAAATTATCTAGATGGTAGATTGATACAAGATAAAGATATAATTATTGGTATCGAAAGTAGTGGTTTGCATAGTAATGGATTTACATTGATAAATGAAATGTTATGGAGACACACAATATCGTATAAAGATGTTCCTGAGATTGGAACTCCAACACAAATTTATGCTAGTGTTGTAAAAGATTGCTTAGAAAATAGTTCAACCATAAAAGGCATGGCACATATTACTGGGGGAGGATTACAAGAAAATATACCAAGAATAATACCAAAAGGGTTGGGTGTTCGTATAAATTATGATGCTTGGCCATTACCAAGAATTTTCTACAAAATTATGATGGCAGGTGAGATTGCACCTGAAGAAATGAAACGAGTGTTCAATCTCGGTATTGGATACTGTATAG